CTCAACATAATGAGATTAAACAATTAAATACAAAAATATTTAAAATAGTTGAATTATAGTTTGGCTATTTAAATTAAGGTTATTATATTAAACGTTGTAAATTATAAATTAAGTTATATATGAATCTAGATGCAATCAAGAAAAAACTTGAATCAATGCAAAAGACCTCAAATGGAGGATCTAACAACAATTCAAGTAACGTCAAGCGTTTTAAACCAACAATTGGCAAACAAACGGTAAGAGTTGTACCGTTTAAATTCAACAAAGAATTTCCATTTACCGAAATGAGATTTTACTATGGTATTGGTAGTAAAAAAGTGATCGCTTCACCTTTAAACTGGGGAGAAAAAGATCCAATTGCTGAATTTGCAAAACAACTTAGAGGTACAAACGATAAAGAAAATTGGCGTTTGGCTAAAAAATTAGACCCTAAAACTCGTATTTACGCTCCTGTAATTGTACGTGGTGAAGAATCTGAAGGTGTTCAATTGTGGGAATTTGGTAAAGAAATTTACGAGGCATTTTTGCAAATGGCCGCTGATGAGGAAGTAGGTGACTTTACAGACATCATGTCCGGTAGAGACATTAAATTGGTTACTGTAGGACCTGAATCAACAGGAACAGCTTACAATAAAACATCAATTGCCCCTTCAATGAAAACTTCAGCATTATCTGAAGATTCAAAACAAATTGAAAAATGGTTAGAGGAACAAGAAAATCCAAAAGATCTATACAAACCACTTCCATTTGATACTATTAAACAAGCACTTCAAGAATGGTTGAACCCAGAAGAAGAGGGTGAAGAAGAAGCAGTAGTTGACGAGGTAAAAGAAGAACCTAAATCAAATTACAGTCTATCTACAAAACCAGCAGCTAAAAAATCTAAAGCAGATCAATTTGATGATTTGTTTGACGATGATGAAGATGCACCATTTTAATTAACTAAAATAAGTTATGGCAAAAAGAAAATCGCTAACAGAGGCGGCGGACAAAGAACTGAAAACCGCCTTTAGTTTAGATAAATTTAAAGCAAATAAGGGTTTAGCGTCAAACGTTAAATTCAAAGAACAAAGGTGGATTCCATTTTCACCGGCTTTGCAAGAAGCACTCTCAATTCCCGGTATTCCGATTGGCCATAATTCTATGGTTCGTGGAAAATCAAACACTGGTAAATCAACTACAACTATTGAAGTAGCAGTTAATGCCCAAAAAATGGGAATATTACCTGTATTAATCATTACCGAAATGAAACACGATTGGGAACACTGGAAAAAAATGGGATTCCAAATCGATGATGTAGTTGATACAGATACAGGTGAAATAGTTGATCAAACTGGTTTCTTTATTTATAGAGATAGAAGTACCCTAAATTCAATTGAGGATATTGCCGAATTTATTATTGACTTATTAACTGAACAGAAAAAAGGAAATCTACCATATGACCTTTTATTTATATGGGATTCAGTTGGTTCAATTCCATGTCAAATGTCAATTGAGCAAGGCAAAAATAATCCAATGTGGAATGCAGGAGCCATTGCAACTCAATTCGGTAATTTTATTAACCAGCAGATTGTAATGTCTCGTAAAGAAAGCTCAAAATACACGAATACCTTGTTTATTGTAAACAAAGTAGGTGTTGCCCCTGCTTTAACTCCAATGTCGCAACCTAGAATGACAAACAAAGGTGGAGATACATTTTACTATGACGTATCTTTATGTTTGACATTTGGAAATGTTACAAATGCTGGTACATCTAAAATCAATGCTGTAAAAGATAAGAAAAAAGTTGAATTTGCGTTACGTACAAAAATTGCTTGTGATAAAAACCACATCAATGGTATTACAACAACTGGAACTATTATTTCAACTGTACATGGTTTTATTAAAGATGATCCAAATGCTGTTAAAAAATATAAAGATGCACACTCACATGAATGGGCTGATATTTTAGGACAAGGTAACTATACAGTACAAGAAGATAATAGTGAATGGGATGAAAAAGCACCAACACCAGATTTATTTGAAAACGAAGATTAATATATGAAAAAAGACCTCTTAAACCTCCTTAACAACATACAAGAAAAAGGAGAAGAATTGCCACAATCCGAACGTTACCTATTAATAGATGGACTTAACCTGTTTTTTAGAAACTTTAGTGCTATAAACGCTGTAAATTCAAATGGAGTCCACGTAGGGGGTTTAGGAGGGTTTTTTCGCTCATTAGGTGCTTTAATTCGAACAATTCAACCAACCCAAGTTTATGTTGTATTTGATGGGCCTGGTTCCTCAAACAATAGAAAAAACATTATACCTGAATATAAATCAGCAAGAAATGTAACTCGAGTTACAAAACATGAATTGTTTGACAATTTGGAAGAAGAAGACGATTCTAAAGTAGATCAAATTGTTCGAATTATTCAATATTTAACAACACTACCTGTTAAAACAATATGTTTAAGTAGAGTAGAGGCAGATGATGTTATAGCATATTTAAGTTCAACATTACCTACCAAACCAGAAGACAGAGCATTTATTGTATCAAGTGATAAAGATTATCTTCAATTAGTTACAGAAAAAGTAATTGTATATAGACCAATTGAAAAAGAATATTATACAACAGATACAGTAAAAGATAAATTTGGGGTTAATCCTAGCAACTTTTTACTCTATAAATTACTAATGGGTGATAATTCAGATGGAATTACAGGCATTAAAGGTTTAGGCCCAAAAGGTTTATTTAAACGTTTCCCTGAATTAAAAACTCAAGATGTATCATTTGATGATTTACTAGATATTGCTGAAAGTAAACTGAAAGAACACGTTGTATATGCAAGAATATTACACGATGTAGAAGGATTAGAGAACAAATACAAAGTAATGGATTTATCCAACCCAATGATGTCAGATAAAGACAAAGAATATGTAGATGATTTTATTCAAAATTACCAACTTGAATTTCACCCAGAAGAATTTGTTCAAATGTGTGAGGAAGACCAACTTGGAAATTTAATTAGAAATACAGATTTTTGGGTTCGCGATATTTTTAAAGGATTTTTGGAAAATCAACAATAAGTTATTAAATTTAAATAAAAGTTATAAAAAATGACAATTTGGTTCAGTAAAAAAACAAATGGAGAAAAAAAATATTGCAGTAAATCAATATCACTTAATTTTTACCCGCAGCATTGGAAATTAAGGCAATGGAAGTCTAATGGTGCAATTAAAGGGAAAAAGGAAGATAAGTGTTATGACTTAAATATCTATTTTCTTGGGGTATTTTTTGGTTATACAAACTGGGATTATAATAGTAAAATTAAAACCCGAATAGAATGACATTTCCAATTGTTGTTAATATGTATAATAAAAAATACGACTTATACCATACTACAACATATGTATAATCGATATGGATTATACAAGAATATACAATCAAATTATTGAACGTGCCCAAAACAGAAAACTAGATGGATATATTGAAAAACACCATATAGTTCCAAAATGTATGGGTGGTTTAGATATAAAGGAAAATTTAGTTGAATTGACTGCTCGCGAACATTTTCTATGTCATATGTTACTTTGTGAAATATATCCACAAGAAAACAAATTGAAACATGCCTTGTTTTTGATGGCTATAGGAAAAAATAAAAGAAAAAATGCTGAATCTTATAAAATTTCAAGTAGATTATATGAAATATATAGACTAGAATTTATTAAAACTTTAAAAGGGAAAAAACTTTCCCAAACCCATATTAATAAGATGTCTCAAAATAGAAAAGGAATATATCATTCTGTAGAAACTAAAGATAAAATTTCAAAATCTTTACAAGGGAGAGACATAACCTGGGGAAATAAGATTAGTGAAGGAAAAAAAGGAATCTCTCGAGATATAACTTGGGGAAATAAAATCAGTGCAGCCAAAACAGGCAAACCAAAAAAAGGAAAAAGCATCCTTCAGATATGTCCCAAAACCTTAGAGATTATACAAGAATTTCTTTCTGTTTCGGAGGCAATAAATGCTGTTGGAACAAAAGGTATACCAAATGCCCTCTTAGGACTTAATAAAACTTCTGGAGGTTATATTTGGAGATACAAAGAATAAATATTATATTTATAGTAATAAAAGTTATTAACCATTAAAAATTTAAAGTTTTGACGCTCCAATCAATTGACGAATATGGCCCATCTTTCCAGATGAAAGTGATTTCTTCACTATTAACCCATAAAGAATTCCTCCAAAATATTTCAGATGTACTAAGTGATGAATACTTCAGTAATCCAGCACATAAATGGGTTATAAATGAAATTATTAAGTATTATGACCGTTACCATACAGTTATATCCATGGATATTTTAAAAGTTGAAATGAAAAAATTAGACAATGAAGTACTTAAAGTATCTGTTAAAGAACAATTACGTGAAGCTTATAGAGCTGATTTAGAGGATTTACAATATGTACAAGAAGAATTTTCTACATTTTGTAAAAATCAACAACTTAAAAAAGCACTATTAAATAGTGTAGATCTACTTAAAGCAGGAGATTACGATTCAATTAAATACATGATTGAATCAGCTATGAAAGCTGGTGCTGACAAGAATATTGGACACGAATATAAACGAGATGTTGAATCGCGTTATAGAGAAGACCATAGAAAAATAGTACCTACACCTTGGCCCGAAATTAATGAACTAGTTCAAGGTGGTTTAGGTAATGGAGATTTAGGTTTAATATTTGGTAATCCTGGTGGAGGTAAATCATG